GTCCCAACCGTGAAATTCGCCTGCTGCGCAACTGATGTCTAAGGTCGACGACGTATTCGAACCAATCGGCCCTCCTATGATCCAGGAGTGGGGCCACTCCGCGACATTCGTCCGCCGGGCTGGGTCGTCATATGATTCAGCCACCGGTGAAGTAAGCGAAACGGAGACTCGAATCGCAGTCACTATCGTCATTGCGAGCCTCGACATCACTGAGGAGACAGGTCTATACCAAGCCAACGACGTGAAGATCCTTATCGATCCCCGTCAACTGAGCTTCGAATACATCACCACTGAGGATTACTTCGAAATACCAACACCCGGTTTTCCCGACGATCCACAGGTCATGAAGGTCATCGAACCTAAGACTTATCGCGGTGAGAAACCTGTGTTCTACGTTGTGATAGCGAGGCCTCAGTAATGCCTACTGGCGGCCGCAAGTTCAAACTTCCAGGCATCCGCCAGTGGGTAGGAGAAATTAAGCAGGTTACGGCGAGAGAAGCCGCAAAAGAAATTGTCCGTGACCTGGTACTAATCGGCCCTTGGTACAGCGGCCAGTTCGCAAAAAACTGGGTCGTCAAAATCGGCGACACCCGCATCCCTGCAGTTGTCCCCCAAGGAGATCGCCGCCGCACACCACGTGTTGAAATACCGCTACCTGTAGTCCCAAGCCTGCGTGGAACGGGGAATAATACGTTGGGCTACACGATTGGCAACAGGACGGAGTACCGCAACCTGGCTTTAGACCTTGTCCCTGGCAGGACGGTTTCAAAAATAGATTCAAGTTCCCCACCAAAAGACTGGTATAGGACCTATGTAGAGGGCGGAAATCTTGCTCTTACACTGAGACAGGCGACTGGAGTCGCTGCGAAGGATCCAAAAATCCGCGGTTTCAAAGGGAAATGACACTCCAAAACATCCGCCGGTACTACGAGCAACCTGTTATCGACTACGCGACCGATAACAGCATTGAGGTGCGGATGGACAACCAGAACGTCCCAACTGGCGACGCTTCTGACGAATTCATTGTCACCCGCCTGAACTTCGGCGAGATGACAGAACCCTCTTTATGTGGTGCGTACGAAAACATCCGCGGCAGTTTTGTTATTGAGGTATTTACACCAAAAGGAAAAGGCCCAGCTCGTGCCCAAAAAATCATGGAAGAGCTGTTCTGCAAAATGCTGGAGCTAACCAAGCGCCCCGCCACCCGCACCTACGGCGTGCTTGGAACGCTTGGCCCAATAAGCGGTCCGATTTTCACAGCTCTTGACGACCGTCCGTATTTCTTTGCGGCAATGTCTATGCCGATTCAGGCTGAATACACCGCTTAAAATCCCTGTGTGGGCCGTGCCCACGTACTAGGAGCCCCCGCCTAGAGACGCCCCAAAAGTAAAAATTTTCGGAGGCCACAATGGCTCTTTGCGACTCCAGTGTCCTTACAGGACAGGAGGGTTCGATTGAATTCCGCCCTCCAGGTACCAGCGTCTGCGCCCGCGACTTCAGCGCGTGGGGCACAGATGGCACCGATTCTCACATTACCCTCGAGTGTGGTGCAGACTTCCGGGTCAATGACGTTGTCTTTCTAACTGAAGAAGACGGCGGCAACCTGGACTCTGCTTTCACCGCCACCACCGCAACCTTCGCAGCTGACGGCGCAATCGTCGCCCTTGGCACGTTCGTTGCAGGCTCCGGCTACCCGGTCAGCCTGACCGACAGCCCTGTCAGCTTCACCGGTGGCTCCGGCTCCGGCGCAACCGGCACCGTCACCACCGACGGCTCTGGCTTGGTTACCGCCGTGGTTCTGACTGATGGTGGTTCGGGTTACAAGTCCACCGACCAGCTCGGCATTTCTGGCACTGCACTCACCACCGGCTCCGGCTGCATCGTTGAAGTCGAAACCGTCACCCAAGGCGGCGGCACTGCCACCAGCTACTACGTGGTTGGCACCGGCACCGACACCGACGGCAACCCCTGGATCGAGCTGGGTACCACTGAAGGTGGAGCTGCTATCACCGTTAACGGTGACGGCGGCACCGGCACCGCAGACAACGAGCTGCCTGCTCACATCAACATCGCTCTCGCTGACTACTACAGCGTCTGCGGCGTTCGTTCGTTCAGCATCGACATCTCTCGTGACGAGCTGGACGTGACCACCCTGCCTTGCCACGACGGCGGCAGCGTCGATGATTGCAGCAAGCTGGCCGCCTTCCGCTCCACCCAGTCGGGCTACGCCTCGGCCACTGGATCGATGGAGGTCTACTTCACCTGCGACCAGGCCAACATCGCCAACCGCCTGCTGGGCAGCTCCGTTCTGCGCAACCAGTCTGGCGCTCGCGTGAAGCTCTACGTCTGCACCGTCACCACCGACGGCTCCGTGGATGATGACAAGTCTCTCTACATCGAGGCTGAGATCAACATCACCGGCATGAGCTTCTCTGTTAACCCGGACGATCCCACCACCGGCACACTGAACTTCAGCGTGACCAAGATGGTTTCTGCGTTCGGTCTGACTGCCTAAACTACAGTTGCACGCAGTCTTATAGCCCCGCACGTGCGGGGCTTTTTTATTTGTGACACGATAGACTCTTGATTGTGTTACTCGAACTAAATGGCAAGGTTCATCGACAAGCTTGTCAAGGCAGCCAACCTTGAGCCTGTCAAGAAGGAAGTCGCCCTCGAAAACGGCGAAGTCGTTTGCATGTGGGTCGCACCCCTGACCGCTTCCGAGCGTGACCGCGCCCGCAAAGACGCCCGCTCTGACGACGCTTCCGCTTTTGCCCTTCAGCTGCTGGTCCGTAAAGCCAAAGACGAGAATGGCACGCCTCTGTTCAACCAAGGCGATATTGCCACTCTGAAGAACAGCGTCCGCGACGCCGACCTGCAAAAACTAATGCTGTCAGTTCTTCAGTCATCTGAGGAAGACGAAGAGCTGGACATGAAAAGCAGCGAGGACTGAGCTCAAAAAGGACAACTGGCTCCTCCTCTGTCTGGGCGTAGCCAAAGAGCTCGGCTACACCCTGACCAAGTTGCTCAACGAAGCAACCGAGGAGGAGATCCTCCTTTGGAGTCTTTACTTCGGCCACCTGAACGAGCAGCAGGAGCAAGCGCTGAAAGACGCAAAACGCAAGCGCCGCTAGACTTAGCCATCAAGGTGGCCGGGTCTAGTGGCAATTTTTGATGCCGATATTGCTCTAAAGGTTTTAACTGATAAAGCATTTAAGAGTATTGATGAAATTGAACGAAGAATAGGCAAAATTGAAGATAACTCAGTCGAGCTAAAAGTTAAAGGATTTCAACAAGCAAATCGTGCAGTTGAAAGTCTAAAAAAGAACCTTAAAACCCTGGGACGTATCGGTGTAGGTGCGCTAGGTGTTGAAGGTGTTGGAGCTGCTTCAAAAGCACTAAACGAGTTAAGCGACACAATCGCAAGCACAGAACGTGCCAGTGGCCTTGGTTCGAGTGCAATAAACGCCGTCCTTGATCCAATAAGGAGTCTTGGCGAGTCTGCCGTACAAGCAACTGCACCCTTAGCCGGTCTTTTTGATGGCATCAATTCTTTAGCGGCAGCAGGAGACGGAACAGGTCTTGCCATTGGTGCGGCCAGTGCTGCACTAGTTGCTTTTGCAGGACCGATAGATGCTGCACGTAAAAAAGTTCAAGAACTTGTTTTAGGTGTAAACAATTTACAGATGGAGCTATCTGAGTTCAAGGACGTTGAACAAGCTGGTCGTTCAGGAGTATTAGCGGAAATTGAAGCTCAATTAAACGACGCTGTGCGAGCGGCCAAAAACTTAGACTCAGCAACTGGCGAATACGCAGCAACTTTAAGAAGAATTATCCAACTTGAAGCCGAACGCAATTCGGAACTCGCAAAGCGTTCAGCTCTAACAGCATCTGAGCGCACCCGCCAGGGCATCGGGGTCATCGGCACCAGCGGCCTTGACCAGATAAGCCAAAACGCTCTGCCCAGCGCAGAGATGCTGGCCAAACGTCTTAAGGAAAGCGGCCAAGAGGTCCAACGCCTCAGTCGGTATTACGGCGATCTCAATGTCGACATTGACCTTGGAGCGCAGAACGCAGCAGAGTTCACAGCAGAACTCCGGGAAGCCGCCTCCCGCGGCCAACAGCTACCTCCAATTTTTAGTCAGGTGGAGCGTGCGTTAAAAGCAACTGTTGAGCGAACCGGACAATTTGTCAAAGTTCAACGCGGGGCAAACGCTCTATTTGAGCAGCGGTTAAAGCTTGTCCAAGCTGAACTGCTTGCAACGTCACTGGTAGAGCAGAAGAACCGTCAAAACCTACAGAACCTTAAGAATGAAATTGCCGCGCAACGGCAGATAACAGAAGAAATCAAAGAGCGTGCCAGGGCGGAAAAACTGCAGAAGAGTTCCAAATTCTTGGACAACCTGTTGACCGGCGCTGGCTTCCCACTGCTATTTGGAGGAGGCCCCGGCGCTGTTGGCGGCGGACTCTTAGGTGCTGCCTTCTCTGGCGGTGGATTCGGCGGTCAAATTTTTGTTGGTGCATTAGGCCAAGCACTTGACCGGCTTGTAGTCCAAGTTTCTGACCTGGGTCGTGCAATCAACGACCTTGATTTTGCCCGAATTATTGAAGCTGCTGGTTTAGCGGGAACTGAAACGGCTGCATTTATTGACGAACTAAACACTCTGTACGGCGCAGAGGTTGCCGCTCGAACGGCTACTGAAATTCTTTCAGCCCGTATCGGTGAGGATGCTGTCGAGTCTTTACGAGCATTTGGCGAGTCAACTCAAGCACTGCAGAATGCGGTTTCTCAGCTGACAACGGAGTTTGCAGCACTGGCGGCAAGCCTGCTTGGCCCTGTATCTGACGCGCTTACAAGCCTGATTAGCCGCTCGAACGGCATCAACGCTGCGAATCGCATACTTCAGGAGGGTGGTCCAGATGCGGAGCGTATTCGTGCAGCCAGCAGCGCTGCTGGTCCCGACCTCCAAGACAGGATTGACGCAGAAATTGCAGCTGCGCAAGAGATCACCGCAGAGCGAGAAGCCGCAGCCCGTGCAGAAGCTTCACTAGTAGCGGTACGTGACGAAAGTGTTGCTCTGCTGCAGCAAGAAATATCTTTGCGTGAGATGGGGGGAGACGTATTAGACGAAAACGTCTTAAGGGAAACCGAGCGGCTTGCACTAAACGAAAAGCTAATAGATGACCAAAAACTTTATACCGAATACGCCAAGGGTCAGCTCAGTATTCAAGCCCTCCGCAACGGGTTACTCAAAAACGAGCTGACGTACAAAGGCAAGCTGCTGGACATTGAAGAAGAGATTGCGCGCCTAACAGAAAAGAGAGATTCCGAAGCCGAAAGAGCAGCACAGAAAGCCCAACGTGACGCTGACCGTGCAGCTAGACAAGCCGAGCGAGCTGCGGAACGCGAGAAACGCCGCCAAGAGCAGCAAGCAAAGCTATACAACAACCTCAAATCACAGCTTGAAAAACAGTACGCCTTTGCGCAAGACATTTCTGACCTGGAGCGTGAGCGCCTTAGCATTCAATTCGACTACGTCAAAATACTCGAGCGTGCCAAGGAAATCGAAAATGAAACCTTACGCCTTGCCGTTGAAAAGAACGCACTAATTGTCCGCGACGCAAGACTTGCACAAGCAACCCGAGATGCACAAGAACCGTTCGAAAATCTAAAAGAGGAGATTACATTTCTCCGCGAAAAGCTAACTCTGGGCGAGCGCGAAGCTCAAATCCGCAAAGAAATCCGCGACATCGAAGAAGCTACGGGTGGCACGGTAAGGGCTGAGGCTATCGAAAAAGAAGTACGCGCCAGGGCAGATCTGAACGACCAACTGACCGAGCAGAAGGCACTGGAAGAACAAATCGACGCCTTGTATAAGCAGCTCGGGACCACAGTGGTGAGTGTCTTTGACGACCTAATCAACTCCACCAAATCATTCAACGAAATCATGGCTGACACACTGCGTCAGCTATCTAGTTTCCTTCTTCAGGCAGGCTTCAACGCTTTAGGTAACTCCGCTGGGCAGGGCAGTGTGCTCAATACTTTGTTCGGCACCCGAGCAATGGGGGGTCCGGTTTCAGCCGGCCAGCCTTATTTGGTTGGGGAACGTGGCCCCGAGCTATTCGTCCCATCCCAAAGCGGCGGCATCATGGCCAACAGCAAAATGGGCGGCGGCGAAGTGAACTACGTTCAAAATATCTATATCACCGACGACGGCAGCAGCAGCGAAGGAGACGCTGGTGAGCTGGGACGCCTAATCGAGTCCAGCGTTGTCGGCATCATCCAACGCGAGAAGCGCCCAGGAGGAATGCTCGGATGACGGACGGTTACTGCCCTTGGTACACCCTGGAAGACCTGTGCATCGCACCGGACTCCCAGCGCAGCGCCACATTCCGCACGCTCCAGCAGCAGTACGGCGACGGCTACCTGGCACGCCGCCAAGACGGACTAAATCCGGTTGGTGAAACCTGGTCCGTCAACACCCCATACATGACGACCGAAAACGCGTACGCCCTGGAGCAAGAAATAATCGACCTTGGCGCGGACAGCTTCGAGTGGAACCCGCCCAACGAGGACAACACCCCCAAGAAAAAGTGGATCCTCGATCCCTATAAATGGCAGTTCCAGTACGGAGCCGATCGGCTGGTACGTCTTAGTTTCACTCTTAGGCGGTACTACGCGGGCTGATGGCAGACGATCGGACGTTCGAGTACGAAGCAGATCAGCAGAATTTGCAAGGTGATGCAATCATCGCGCTGTACACCTTGGACATTCGTCCTGCAGACGAAGATGTCCCAGACGCCGAGCGCTATTTCAGGTTTGTCAACTGGGTCGAATCGGACGGCGTAACCGTCGAATACGACAGCGAAAGCTACACCCCGGTCCCGCTGAAGGCGAGCGGATTCAACATTAAGACTGAAGGCGTACCACCAAACCCCACCATCCAGGTGGGCAACATCGGCCTCGAGTTCACCGGCTTGGTCAACAAGTGGAACGACTTGGTGGGGGCGGAGTTGAAGATCCGTAAAATCCTCGCCAAGCACCTGGACAACGGCAGCAACCCTGACGTTGACGAGCACTGGCCGGACGAGACCTGGACAATCCAGCAGAAACAGGAAGAGAACAAGTTATTTGTCACGTTTTCGCTGGCCACTGCCTTTGACCTGGACGGCTGCATGCTGCCCAAGCGTCGGGCGCTGCGTTACACCTGCCCCTGGCGCTACCGCTCTGACGACTGCAGCTACACCGGTCCGCCGATTGCAAACATCAATAACGAGCTACTGACTACTAGCACTGACACAACGATTCAGGATCTATACGACAAGCGAGAAGCGTGGGAAGACGCGCAGGATGATACCGAGACTGCGCTGACTGCCTACACCAACGCCCAGGCCACGACCGAAACGGAGCGTGAGGCCTACAACAGCAACACGACTGTTGCCGAAACTCGCTACGACCGCGACGAAGACAATAAAAACTACGCTGCCTCGGACGAAACCAACTACTGGGACGACGCCGAAGTTACGCTCGGCCCCGACACATACCTGCGTGGAGCGCTACGAGAATCAACTCCAACGATCACGTACTACGAAATCCAGCGGCAGGCCAAAGGCAGCAAGGACAACCTCGATGCTGCAGAGGCCGCCGAGGCTACAGCCAAGACTGCTTATGACGACGCTGTCACTGCAGAAGAAACTGCCAAAACTGCCTACGACGATGCTGTTACCGCCTGGCAAGCCTTAGCTGATCCCCCGGCTGACACAAACGATGTCTGTGCAAAAAACATCCAAGCTTGCCAGCTCAGGTTCGACACTGACGCCTTACCGTTTGGCGGATTCCCTGGCTTAACTCTGGACCTTTGAACTGGCTAACAAAAGAGCAGCGTGACGTTATCCGCAGCGCAGCGCTCCAAGATCCGGAAAACGAAACCTGCGGCTTTGTACTGGAGAACGGCGAAGTAGTCCAATGCTTTAACCGGGCGGAGGATCCCGTCAACACATTCGAAATTTCACCCCTCGACTACGCCCTCTACGAGGACAAAGGCATCAAAGGTGTGTGGCACAGCCACATCAAGCTGGACGGGTTCAGCCCATTCGATCAGCAAGTAATCGCATCCGACCCAATGCCATGGGCGGTCTACTGCCTAGCAAAAGACCACTTCACCGAATGCAACCCCCACACAGTCGCCCCACTGCTGGGACGTCCCTACGTGTTTGGCGTTTACGACTGCTACAGCGTGGTCAGCGACAAGCTCCAAGAGATGGGGGTGGCCCTGCCTCAATGGGAACGAAGCTTTTTTGGCGAGTGGAATACCCCAGAATTCACTCCTTTTGACGACCAAGCCTTGATCGTGGGTCGTCCTGTGCAGGGGGATTATCAGCCTGGAGACATTTTGCTATTTAATTTGGGCGACTTCAGCGGCCACACTGATCACATCGGTGTACTAATTAACAATCGGACATTTTTACACCACCCGGCAGAAAGGCTCAGCCGCATCGACCGCTTTGGATCGTGGTGGAAACGCAAGCTTAGAATGGCTGTACGCCCGCACCAGCTATGGAAGAGCTGAAGACGATCAAGCTCTTAGGTGCCGCGGGTCGCAAGTTTGGCCGTGTCCATCGCCTCGCTGTATCCAGCCCAGCCGAGGCTGTTCGAGCGCTGACAGCAATATTCAAAGGCTTCAAACCGTGGGTCCTCGACCAACACACAAAAGGAATTCAGTGGAAAGTAGTTACTGACAATCCTCAAGGACTGGACGCGGAAGAAACCTTGCGTGAAACCAGCAGCAAGACAATTGTGCTGGCACCTGTACTCGTGGGTCGCGGTGGTAAGGGCGGCGGCATCGGCAAAATCATCGCTGGCGTCGCACTCATCGCAGTTGCAATTTTCATTCCGGCTGCCACATTTGGCCTGACCTCAATGCTGGGCGTCGGCTTGGTCGGCGCTGGCCTGGCACTGAGCGGCGTCGCAGATTTAATTACACCCACTCCACAGTTGTCCGGCCCCAAGGCTGGTGCGGCCAGGAAAGGTCAGCCATCTGCCCGAGTCAGCCGTACTGAGGCAGCTCGCGGCGACGACTTGGAATCCAACCTGTTTAGCCGTTCTCAGGGCACCGGCGGCCAGGGCGAAGCCGTGCCAGTCGTCTACGGCTTGCGTCGGGTTCAAGCTCCCCGCGTCGTCAACTTCCAGCTCGGGCTGCTGGGTGACCGAGAAATCGAAACGACTGGGACGACCGGTCTTCTCGGCTATGTGAACAACGTCGACCTATGAGCAAAGTAATACGAGGCGCCGGTGGCGGCGGAGGTGGGGGCGGCGGCAGACGGGGCGGGGGTAACCAAGCTCCGGCACCTGTTGTTCAGCAAACAACAATTGTCCAAGCGCCAGCACCTCGGACGCCAACTTTTACGGACGATGACCCGGGTCTTCGTTCAGTCAGCTTTGCTCAGATTCAATTTCTTCTAGCCGAGGGCGAAGTTGAAGGCCCTGCAGAAGGCAACACCCGCGAAGGGCTTTTGCAGTCGGTCCGTCTGGACGACACACCCATTCAAGTCGGCACTGCTGACCCCAGCCCCAAGCCAGAAGACCTCGTTTTCAGCTATGGCCGTGTGGCTGGCGAGCAATCTGCTGTTCCCGGATATTTCCGTATTGGCGATGTCATCAGCGTTGACAAGGAAGTCAACAAAGACGTCCCGATCGGCCAGGCCGTTTCAGTGTCTGCCAACTCGGGCGAGTACGCAGGCAAAGTCCTCCTGACTTTCCAAGCGCTGGTCTATCAATCCGGCAACGGCGACGTTCTGCCAACCAGCGTTGAGTACAAGATCAGCTACACCGACAACGCCGGCACCGAGCGCGTTGTATTTGATGACAAGGTCGAGGGCAAATTCAGTGGCCAGTTCCAACGTCAACACGACTTCGACTTCGAAGGCTCCGGCCCCTGGAACGTAGTCGTCGAGCGCAAAACAGAAGACGACGATCAGCGCACAAGCGGGGCAAATGTTTACAGCACGCAGTTCAATTACAGCTCCGTGGCCGCCAGCCTGAAGCAAGGTTTGCACTACCCACAAAGCTCGATGCTGACCGTCGGCATCCGTGCCGATATTTACGCCGGTCTGCCCGCCGTATCGATCGACCTCAAAGGCTTGAAGGTCCAGATCCCCAGCAACTACGACCCAGAAAAACGCGAGTACACCGGCACCTGGGACGGAACTTTCAAAGCCGACACCGCCTGGACCAACAACCCGGCATGGATCCTGCGCGACCTAATCGTCAATGACCGCTACGGCCTGGGCGAATACATCAGCGAAGACTTGGTGGACAAGTGGACGCTCTATCAGATAGCCGAGTATTGCGATGAAGAAGTCGACGCCATGGGCGGCGGCAAAGAACCACGCTTCACCGCAAACATCGTTTTACAAACCGCCGAAGAAGCCTGGAACGTCCTGCAGCAAATTAGCAGCGTTTTCCGTGGCCTTCTGTACTACTCCGCCAGCATGGTGGTGTCGGGCCAAGACCGCCCGAGTACGCCCGTCTTCACCTTTAACGAATCCAACACGATTCAGAACGTCAGCGCTGACGGCAAGGTTGAGACCGGCAACTTTATTTATGTAGGCGCTGCCAAACGCGCCCGCCACACCGTCTGCCTAGTCAGCTGGGACGAGCCAAACAAC